CTGCTGGCAAGGCCAGGGTATAAAGACATTACGATCTGATACCATTTCCCCCTAGTATAAATAACATTACGAAGGGATATAAAAAATCCTGGAAAGTTGGTATGTTTTGTCAAATAAGATTACGAAGCATGTATATTTTTCCCCAAAAGTTATATGTTTTTGTATAAAAAATACTTGACAAATTGGGGATATTATGCATACTTGACAAATGAAGATATGTGTGATAGGGGGATTTGGAGATATTTGGATAGGGGGATTTGGGGAAAATGATTACGAGGCTTGTTAAAGATGTGCTCAATTACCCATACATCTTTATACTTATCCACAGCTTGTTAATAACTTTTATATCCAGTAAGATTTATCTGTGGATAACTTAGTCAAATCTGTGTATAATTATGTGTATTTTTGGGGGTATATGTCTACAATTCGCCTATGTCTAGATGCTCTTCATCTGTGGACAAATCCTGATTTGCTGTGGATAACTCATCAGGCAACATGTCTTCATCAGAAACGATCCACTCTTTCATTGCTTCCATCAGGTGTGCTTCTCTGTAGTATTCGTCAAGGATATCCTGTCCCTTTACTTCATAGGTCATATCCTCATATGTAAGCACATAGGTTCTATCTGGAAATATCATATATCTATACTTGTCTTTCATATACTAATTATATCTTATACTAGGGATTACGAAGCACACTTTAAATTCCCCGAAAATATGAGGCAACTTCTATCATCTTGCAGTCGTCTACCGAAACCTCAATAAACTGCTCACCCTTGGTGTATATCGTATCTTTGGTTATAACCTTAGCATTTGCTAGTACCGTTCCTGGAACGACAAAGGCATGTGTTCTCTCGTGGTTAAAGGTTACGAAGGATACCTTGTCTGGATCGGATAGGAACTTCTGCTTCCTGTTGGAATAGTGTAGGGTCTTGTAGGCAAAGGATGGTCCTTTCCAGTTGTGCTTTACCTCTACCTCAAACTCTCTAGGCTTACCGTCAAGGTTCGTAGCCAGCACGTCTATGCCATACTGATCTGGATTAACCCAAGCGTCCCAGCCACGTGCTGTTAGGATGTCTATGAATAGGTCTTTGGCGTTGTCGTCTGAACCATAAAGCTCTGGACTAAATGGTTTACTTACGGTCATCTTTGTTCCAAACAAATATGAGATAAACAAATGTAGCGAGATAGGTAACTGCTACTACATAGGATATAACCTGTACTGGATTCATCTTTCCCCCCTAATAAGTTTCAAAAGCTTTGGTGTAAGCATAACCTTCTGGTAGTCCCCATTAGAGTTATCCACAAGTATCTGGATGATTCGATCTTGCTCTGCTTTTACCATGGCATCAATGTATTCACTAAGCCAGATAGTTGTTGTTCCATCTGGTAGTTCGTATACTATGGTTGGTTCTGGCTTTGCACCTTTGAAGATGCTGTACCCTGGATCTGTTGGTTCCATTAGTCTTTCTTCCTGTATACCGCTTTTTTAGCCAACCACTTCTCAGTCCAGCCAAACAGCAAACCCATTACGAAGACAACTGAACCAATACCCATAAGGGCTACAAACAGTTGGAAAGCCATTGGACTAGATAGTAGCCAGTATAGGAATAGGATAAGCATACCTGCTAGGCCAATACCGATAGCCACTAGGCTAACATAATAAACTACCCTGGCAATGATTAGTTTGGTTTCATTCACCATTTGAGCTATCTTTGAACCCATCTGGTAGATTGTCTGTGTTATATTGCTCTTTGTCCATCTCATATTTCTCCTTAAATTGAACCATTACTCGTTATTATTTGAACCATCGATAAGTTTGATAGATGCACTGATGGCATCAGCATAAAATATGCCTATACTCTGCTCTGCCAATTGCTTTTCTAGCATCTTGACGATGCGTTCACGTTCCTGTGCTCTAGCAATCTCTACAAAGTGGTTGATGGCCAGGACATCTTCCTTGCTAAAGGATGAATCCAATACGAGCATATCGCTCTCTACTTTAATCATTGGCCTGCTCCTTGATAAGTGTGATGAGCGGTTTTAAGACGCTAGTAGCCCACTTGTCGCAGTAGACATTGTGGCAATCGCATCCCTGATCTTCCAGTAGTTTGATAATGCGTTCACGCTCGGCACGAACACCATCCTGATACTCCTGCTCCTGATCCCAGCCACTCATTACGCCACCTGCTTGTGGGTAACCCAGTAGTACTGGCACTTGTCGCAGCATGGCTCATTGTTTGGGTTTTCGACGGCGGTATGAAACTCAAAATAAAACTCTGGGTCTTTACGATATAGGTTTGCTTTGTGTGTAGTTGTCACACGTGCCATAACCTTTTTGTCGTCCATCCACTTAGGGTTATCTACACCCCAATATTGATACATACGCTCACTAAGGTCCTTAAGATTACGAACGTTGTTCTCTGTCTTGATGCCACGCTCATTAGCCTCGTCAACCATAGTCATAGCGTAGTTGTACAGACCCCACTCATGCCCACGCCACATCTTGACAGCAGGGTGGTTACGCCATCCAGCGTGAGGGTCATCGTTTGACAGGACATTGAGGATCTGGTAGCACTCTAGAATCTGCTTATTGAGTCGCTTATTGTCTAGAGTTCGTGCGGTATTAACAAATGATTTATATGGTAAAAAAGTTTGCATGTTCTTCTCTCGTTTAACGGAAACTTTATATATTAATTATACCCTTAAACAAGGGCATTGTCAAGCCATTGCTGCAAAAGATCTTGCATCTGGATGGAGTTTAGTTGCTCAAATTCATCAATAAGATCGGGGGCAATGTTATCCCTAAGCAGTTCCATAGTTCGCTTCATCTGGACTGCTGGGTTATTGGTTGCGGATACAGACATTACGAGCATGGCAGGAAGTGTCTGGATGTATGGGACTACGGCAGAAAAGCCTTCGGTTTTAATTTCTACAAGCATTATGCTCCTTATTGTGGGATATTTGGATATGTCCAGTATACAGGAGAATAGGCCTTGTGTCAAGGCTTTGGTTCTCTTATTTTCCGCCGAGCTTTTACCGCCCGACTTTATTACGATATGTTGGAAATTGCCCTGTCAAGACCATTAGAGATCTCAAAGTTTTGTGCACATAGTTCATGCTCACACTTGCCATCAGCATTAAAATCATCACAGATCTTTCCCGACAGAAGCCTGCTCATTGTTACGAGTGCTGCCTTGTATCCCTTGTTGTACTCTGTCTGTCCCCATTGTTCGAAGTCAGAGAGCTTCATGTTAGCAATATTATTAAAGTCCATTAGCTTTCACTGAACCCTTCCCATGTATCATCTTTAGTATTCTTGTGCTTTTCAAGCATTGGGATAATGTCCCTAACCTGCAAAGGCTCTTCTCTGGTCCAGTCAATAGACTCTATGTTGTGGTTTAAAACAGACAGGATCTCGTTATAGGCTTCTTTCTTACCAGATTCTAGCCCATGCTCATACCCGAGGTCATACGCAGACTGCACTAAGCGTTGCTGTTTATCAGCCAGTCGCTTAAAAAATTTAACCATTAGTTAATTATACCTTTTGGGGTCTTGATTGTCAAGTTATTTAGGGAACTTGTTCATCCAAGACTTTGTTGTCTCCGTGATACCGTGCCAGGCTGACCAGTCTTTGCCACCATTAGACATTTTAAAAGCAATCTTAGCATTGACGTATGGGTTGAATAGGTCTTTGTTGCTGTCTAAATTAAACTGCTTTAGTCTGGCAGGTCCTAGCGAACCAATCATATTGATCTGGAATAGACCATAGGAATTATCCCCTGTGTTACTATTACGATTGTGTGCCAGTGGTCTCCCTGTCGATTCTTTCATCGCAGTACCCCATGCTTCTTTGAGATTGTGACCACGGAATCCTACCGAATAAAGAATCTTTTTTAGCTCAGTTGCAGATAGACGGCTTTTCTTTGTGTAGACTGGCTTAAGGTTTTTCATAAACTCTACCGAAGAGTCATTCTCAACCGCAACGGTATGATCTTGGAGTGGGGTTTCTGCCTGTGCCGTGTTTGTAGCCACTAACGGCAAAACGAATAGGGCTAGGGTAACCTGTATTTTGTATTTAGTGATGGGTTTCATACCTACAATTATACCAGTTAGCTCTGGTGATGTCTACCCCAAATAGTGGTATAATTGAGCATGGACTCTGAAGAAATTCTACAAGAGCTAACTAGACTAATTAATGTTATTGGTCCTGCTGGCGAAGAAATCTTTGACCTTTCTATGGGATACCAGAGAATCCTTTTCTTTGAAAAGTTTCGTGCTCTTCTGGCACAAAAAGACATGGTCAATGATCAAATCGCCCTTGACGTTCTTAACTGGGCATACCAACTCTTATCTGAATAATAATGTATAATAGTAGTATGGCTACTCACTCACTTCTTACTCTTAGCAACTCTACTGCTACCAGACTTACTCCACCAGGAATTCACTCTGGAATAGACATTACGATCCAAAATGTAAACGCCTCTGGCTACATCTATATTGGAGCACAAAACGTATCTTCGGAAAGCTATGGTTACCGCATCCTCCCCAATCACGCTATCTCTATAGAACTAAACGGAAGAGACTCTCTTTACGTTGTCAGCAGCGTTTCTGATATGAAGGTGGCGGTTCTCAAAACTAACCTTGAGGCTGGTATGTAATGGCTAGATTTACGCACCCTGCCTTCGGTGATACTGATGGCCTGACTACCGAAATAAAGTCTTATTCTCCAGTATGGTCTGGAACTGGCTTGACTTTTACCAACACCCCAGCAACTGGGTCCTATGTTAAAATCGGCAACCTGGTCATTGTACAAATAGAGGTTGTATTTACAAATGTTTCAAATTTTGGAACAGGCCAATATTCTCTGACATTACCGTTTGCTTCAAAATATCACACTGATGTTTATGGTGGATCTATTCACGATTCAGTAAATCAGGGTGTAGACCACTATAGCATTAAAGGCCATTTATCGGATTCAAGCACGGCCATGACTATTTGGGGTGTTGGAAGTTCTGCAAAAGACGAACC